GGATATATGTTATGTTTAAAACGTTCCTTATAAATAGAAATAATATTTTGTACAATTTCTTCAGATGTATCAAAAGTGAATATAGGTTGTTTATTTTGTTTATTTACATAACTTAAGGTTTCTTCATCCACAACTAATTCAACATGTTTTTCTTGTTCGTGCTCAATCATAAAGATAATTTTTGTTTTAAAAGAACAAGTACTATTTATAAAGTTAAAGCTAAAATCATCTTTATCTTTTGAAAACAAGATAAAAGATATATTGTAGTAATGCTCTAATGCATTTTTAAAATATCTGGGATTGATGTAATATGTTTCATCCATAACTTTAGATTTAATTTGTTTCAATTCTAAAAATTTAAAACTACCCTTACATAATTCAATTCTTGAAGCAATTTGTGATCTTATATATTTAAAAGAATTTTGATTTTTTGTTACCATGTTTAAAATTTCTAAACAGCTATTTGGAGATGTAGGTATACCATACCTATAAAATTTTATATTCGTTGTATACTGTAAAATTTTATCAACCTTTGGAGGTAAAACACCTTGTCTTTTAGGTGTTAAAATTTTTAAAGTTTTAGCTATTTCACCGGCATTTATTCGTTGATCAATATTTTCTTGATCAAAATATATTTTACAATTTTTACTATTTTCTTGTGGTTTTTTATAACAACATGGAATGAAAGGAAAAATATTTTTATTTTCAAGTTTATTAGACCTTAAACCGGGATACTTATGTTCTGGATAAGAACATTCATAAATTTCAGGTTCTGCTTCTCCATAAACTGGAAATTTTAAATATTTTTCTCCACATTTTTCGTTTTGATCAACATCATTTGTTACACTTATTGTTGGAGGTTTACTACAATGTTTTGTATAGTTGGCAATAAATAACCGAGATGTTTTACTTTTAAGTGTTTGTTTTTCAACTTCAATCAAAGGTTGAATTTCAGTTTTTACATCAATATATTTTTTATAGAAATTTAAAACTTGTTTATTTTTTAAAATAGAGTATTGTAAAATTTTATTAATAATGGATGAACATAACTTTATCTTTGAAGAAAAATTTTTATCACCGGGAATTTTTTTTAATCTTATTAAAGTACCTGAAGCATCGGGTTTTTCGAACAGTGTTATGCCAATATTAACCTTTAAACCAAGCGATTCATTACTTTTAAGAAATAAATTTAAGTATGTTTTTCTAGTATTAATTGAAGCATTTTCGTTTATGTAACAAATGTTATAAACGATAGGATCATTTGTTATCAGATCTTTTAATACAAGAATAGAAATATTAACTTTAGATATAAAAGAACCATAATAAAATTCAGTTTCTTTTGTAACAAGTTGTTGTTGGTTTTGATCGTCCATTTGAGCTACATCTGTTATAATATTTTTAATAATAAGTTTAAGGTTATCTATAAGGTTACTATTTTCATTTAATAATGTAATGATTGAAAATGATATCACTTTATCAGTTACAAAAATATTGACCATTTTATATTTCTTTCCACCACGTTTATGCTCTCCGACCATTTGAGTAGTATCATTACAAATCATAACTCTTATGATGTTTGAAGCTTTTATTTTTTTAGAAAATAAATTATTCTGTTTAAGATATTCATTGATTAAATTAGTAAAATTAGGATTATATTTAATCATATCTAAATGAAAACACGCAACTACATTTTTAGTTAATTTAATGGAATCAAAAACCATAATTTCATTTTTTATTGGAACATTTTGTATTTCAGTTTGATAGTTAATTTTATTCATTAAAAATGTACTACTTTCAAAAGATGGTTTTATATCATCCCAAATATGCAAAGTTTTTTTTTGTTTTTCAACATTTTTAAAGTTTTCATTTACCATATCTTTAAACTTATCAATGATAAGTTTCCGATTAATCCATATACTTGCATCTTCTTTTTCCTGAAGTTCCCGTTCTAAAGTATAAAATGTATAGTTAATAGCATCGTTTTCATTATTTTTTCCAAAATTTTGAATATTATTTTGTATTTTAGCTATAATATATAAATTTTTCAGAAATAATGGATCTATTCCTCCTTTATTCAAAACTTGATCTAATTTAATAGGATCATCATTTTCTTTTCTTATTCCTATTTTATCGCCATTAGCAATAAAAAATATAGGATCTTTTAATGTATAATTTCCACCATTCTTAATATCAGGTAAATCATACTCTATTAAATTAGGTATAGTCTTCAATTCTGAAGCTATTTTACCTTTTAAAATTTGAATGGTATCATTTGGCGATAAATCTATTTTTTTTCCATTAATAGTAAAAGACATTTATTACATGTATTTTTTTAAAATAATATCAAGGTTCTTTTAAGTATAAACTTTAAAGTCTCTTTTTGACTTTAAAGTTTAATTTCAATTTAAATTTCTCTTTTAGAATCGTTAATAACTTTCATTTCTTCGATTAACTCTTCCTCGGTTATGATTCCGTGCAACTCTATATTGTTACCGTCAAACATAACTCCTTGAGACTTTAATTTATCCTTAATCCGAACATATAAAGTTTTAGAGTTTGGATTAGCCTTAAAATCGAGTAAAATTTCTAAATCAGGAAATAAAGTTAATTGAGACTTGATTTTTCTTGAAGTGTACCATGCCCTCCGGGCATGGCGCGTTGGAGCAAAGCTCCAACGTACTCATGCTGAGCTCTAATAGTGTAATAAGCCATATAATCAGGATCATTACGTTTGATAAGAACAAACCTTTCTTGTTTCTTTAATGAAAGTGGTAGTGGTGCTCGATCTTCGACAGCTATGTTCAACTTGCGTTGAACTTCTTGAACATCTGACTTTAAGTCATCGTTCTGATCTTTCACTTCTTCAAGTGTTATGCCTAAAGAACGCATATATTGTTCTTGTCGAAGCATTATTTTACGATCTTCTTCACGTTCTAAATCCATTTTAGCCATCATTTGTTCCAGACTCGTAATCTTTCTTTGAGACTCGCGATGGTTAAAGTAGAGCGTATATTCAACGTACATTTTAAGAAGCTTTTCTAGGTCAATATAGTATTGTCTTATTATGTGACCATTTTTGGTCTTAAGTTGCATTATGGCCATTTTCATATCATCTGGTTCCATAATTAGAAACTTTGAATTGGTGACATTTGTGGGGAGTAGTTCAATTTCTTCTTTGATAGTTGGATACAGTTCAATTTCTTTATCTTTCTGAGTTAACTCAGTAAAAGCAATTTCATTGTTCTTCAACATTCTAATAAAATTTTGTCGTTGAATACGATACTCGCCTTCATAGCCAAACCATTCTAAAACACGTATAGTGAGATGGCTACGCGTATTTCCTACCATCACCTGCCAAAAGTAGTTGAACATGACCATATTTAATTTGAACTTTGTTACTTGAATAAACTCCATGATATCAAGTAGTTTATAACTTTTGTCCAAAGCTTTTCTAATTTTGTGGTTAGTAGGACCATTTTCAGTATCGATAACAACACCCATAAAATTTTTAAAATTTTGAGAAGTAGACATAGTAGTAGAAGAAGTAGACATAGTAGAAGAAGTAGACATAGTAGTATCCATAGTTTAAGTTTTACTCTTTTATTTATCTTTAATTTTTTAAAAAAATTCATTTTTCTACGGTTAAGGCGAGGAATATGGAAGATAGATAATAAATGACTTCTACTATAAATGGATTTACTATTCAAAAATCTACTAAAACTTCTTATGATACGGGTCAACCATGTAGTTGTGGTACTTGTTTTTGGACCACAACCAAACGTAGTTGTGGTCAAACTGATCTAAAAGACGACTGGAATTTTGGATTTGAAAACTGTTGTACCCCTTTTTGTCCGGATAAGTTAAAATGCGCTAAGCCGAATCCGGAAGAATGTGTCATTGGAGTTGACTCGCATAAACGCAATCCATTAAATAATGTTACTTGGAATGGTAAAGGTCCTAACCTCCAATGTATTTTCGATGTTGATAAGATTAATACTATGGAACAAATTGACAAATTTAAGCAAAAATTCGGTACTCATGGAGATTACAATACAATTATTGCTAATTATTGTCAACAATCTTCTGATAGTTGTGTTATAGATCCAGATACCGGTAAAAGTATGGCAAAATGTTCAAGATTGAAATCAATTGGAAAAGATGGTGAACTTTGTCGTAGTTGGTTTAATCAGCAATCTAAAGGTGTACAAGATACAGTAGTTCAGAATTATTGTGCCGTTAATAATACCCCAGATTGCAAATGTGTAAATAGAGCTCAAAATGAATCATATAGAGCTCTTAAAGTTGGAAAAGTAATAAATGATGGATGTTGGTTTACACCATGCGCTAATTCACAATCTTATTTACAAACAACTGAAGTAGAAAATCCAACTTGTCCAAGCAACTTTTGCGATGTAATTTATAACATTATCAAAGATAGAGATGTTAAAATAGACAATATTAAAGACGATGTTAATTGTGTGTTTAAAACTGACCCTACACCACCTGTAGTTCCTCCTAAACCAGGTCCTACACCACCTGTAGTTCCTCCTAAACCAGGTCCTACACCACCTGTAGTTCCTCCTAAACCAGGTCCGCCTACGCCTTCATTTTCACCATTAATTTTATTAAAAGAAAATTATGTAATATTGCTGTATATTATATTTATCTTTTTAATATTCTTCTTTAAAGGTTCAAGGACAGTTTTTAATTCTCATATTCTTTTAAATTCTGTTATTATGGTACTTTTAGGTCTAAATATTTACAGTCTCCAAAAGTATGTAATTAATACTACAGATTAAGATTTTTTAAGTAATCTTTAATGCGACCAAATTGTGTGTAGAAAAAGATGCCACCACATTCTTGACCTCCTTCTACACACAATTTGGTCGCATTAAAGTACCCGGCGGCCTTATCAATTACCAATCTAAAGTCGCCAAAGAGACCGTAATCTTTGGGGGCCATATAAGGCCCTTAAAAGATGATAATGCATTTAGAGTGTAATTTAATGCTTTGATGAAGCATTAAATTAGGGAATTTCAATGGATTTAATCAAATCCTAAATCTGGTTCGTCGACACTTGGACCATCTGGATTATTAGTAAAGTAACAGTTTCCAGTATCTCGATTTACAGTGTTGTCTGACTCATAAAACACGGCTTGAACATAAAATCCTATAGGTCTTCTAGAAATTGTAATGTTATCGTATAAAACAATTACTTGTATAGTAACTCGTCGATCACTATTTGCATTTAAAAAAGCACGGATTTCATTTTCTAATGTAATCCAATGAGATGTTGCTCCACAACGTCTATTTGTACCACGATGCTGAGGTACAATATTATATGCATCATTAGTACCACCTAAACTTGCCGCAATTAAATGACCTCGTTCATCGCCATCTACAGCATCTAAATTTTGTATTAAAGTATTTAAACTATTTGACATAGATGTTCTGGCTTGTAAATGTCTCCGTCTAACTACGGCTCTTATTCTAACTGTAAGTTCAATACTTCTTCCATTATTTAATGGCGCAATTATAGTTGAGTAACTGTTGATAGAAGTTTGGTCATCTTGTACGATTCTATTTTGATAAGTCTGACTATCTCTCAATATAACATTTGCTAGGTCATTAACAGTATAAATATTAACATAATTTAAAACTCTTTTTTCTCTTGACTTCTTTACATCATGATTATTTAAAGTTTTAAGTAAATCTACACTTCTTTTTGGTTTATTATTAAGAGAATAACAATTTTTATCTAATTTCTGTTCAAGTTTATTAAAATCAGTTATAATCTTAATATTTTCGTTATTTGATTGACAATAGTCCCAATCTTTAAATTTAGTATCTGTATAACACCATTCATAACTTGACCCAAAATAACCACATCTAGTAGTACACCACTTATTATCAGTATTTGTTGGATAATAAACTTCTGTCGATGCTTTATAAGGTGTACATTTTTTCCAATCACTAGAATCTTTCCAACAATAGTAATAATCTTTATAATGTATACAATCAGTCATACATTCTTCATCATTCCACTTGACGCAATGTATGAACTGAATACCACATAAAACCCAAAAAAATTTATAATATCTCATTTTATTAGTTAAAATATTATAAATTTTTTGTGTAATAAAAAGATTAATTTCATTTTTAATGCTCTGCGAGCATTAAAAACATTTTATCTTTAAATTGAGAGGGATTTCAGATGTTCTAAAACATCTGCTATGTCTAAATTACGTGTTAATTGAAGTGTATTCATTGCTTGTTGCGTTAATTCATTGCTATAATTATATTTCATTTTAAGTTCTTCACCTTTCTTTATGGGCACTGTTGTAATAACTGCGTGAAGAGTCGATATTTTGCCATCCTCCATTTCACATTCAAATCCTATTGCACGCACATTATAACCAGTTGATGCTTCATACCACTTGTTGTTTGATTTTTGTTTAAAGTTACTATTAATTTTTGAAATGATGTTGAGTCCATCTAAACAATATTCTTTAGAAAAATCAACAATGTAATCTTGGTTTATACCTTTAAGAATGTCATCGTTTTTGCATAATATAATGCCACCATGCACTCCTACACAAGTATTACTGGCAATGTCATTATTTGCAAAAACACCTTGTTGCATATTTAATGGACCACCCAGATCAACAATTGTTTGAACAGAGATGTTGGAGTATTGTTTAATACGTTTGTCTTGTGTGTCTGAAGACTTGATGAATGCTTTAACTGTAGATATTTCAAATGGTCCTGTGATTGTTGTTTTCAAAGGGATGTTACTAATTTTTTTAATAATATATTTACTTCCGTCTATCTTAATAAATGGATACAGTCCTGTATGTTCGGGAATATATTGCCGGTGAATAAGAGTGTGCATTTCCAATAATTCTTTTGTTTTGATGGATGATATCTTGCTCATAAGCAATCGTGAACAAACATGTGTCAAATAATATTTTGCAGCTCCTGTAATAATTTGTCCTTTGAATGTTTCAATCGAATCAAACGCTTTTATGAACTTATTTAGGTTAGTTTCGGAACTCATCAGTTTTAATGGATTCAAGTCATCTTTTGAGAGATCAAAAGATTCAAAAAAACCAAGGTAATCAAGATTACCTATTACTTCATAGTAATAATCACCGATTAAGAACAATTTCTGAAGTAATGGCATATTTGTAAGACAATCAATTAGCGCATTTGATAGTTTCCATGGAAAAGTTTTAAAATCATTTACAGAATCTAGAACATTAGTAATTAATGTACTCCATTGTTGCCATGTATTTTGACATGTAGTGCAACAATGTTTCAATAAAGATATTTTTTTATTTAAAGTTTGGATATCTATACTACCATCTTGTATTGTCACCATTTATATGTTTATTTATTTACATTATTTTTTACTTTATAATTCATTTTTTGTATTTTAAAGTCAAATTTTTTAAGGTACATTAAAGTTTGACAAAAATAAATTTATATATTGATGCTTAATTGATATGATAACTTTAGAATTCAAAA